GGCCCTCTACATACAGGCCAACCGCGGTAATCCGGGACTCACCCGGGACATCGCCACCCGGGAGATCGGCATATTGGTACGCAATATGCTCGGCTTGTCTCCCTCCACCAATGCCCCAGCACCCAATGCTCCACAGCCTCCTGCGGCCCAGCCCCAATACCAGAACGGGAACGGCAACATCGTTGCCCGCACCCCGCTTGGTCCCGGCAGCGTAGCCCCTTCACCAACCCCCTCGTACAACGTGTTCGCGGACATGGTGAACCACGCGCGCGGCAGCCGTTAGGGCTCGAAAGCAAGGAGAACTTCAATGGCATTTTTCGCAGGCGTTCGCGCCACTGACGACTGGGGCACCGACGAGCGCCCCAAATCTTTCCGGGAGACCATCCTCTTCCTCAACCCCAACGGCAAATCGCCGCTGTTTGCCCTCACCGAGAAGCTCGGTTCTTCCTCGGTTACCGACCCGCAGTTCTCATGGTGGAATGAGCGCAACACCGTCATCCGCCTGACGCTGACCGCTGCCTTTATCACCACCTCACAAACGCTCACGGTGACCGGCGGCGCCCTCGCGCTCCGGCCGAACCAACTCATCAAGGTCGACTCGATCGGCACCACCGAGCCGGTGTCCTACGTGGCGGCCAACGTTGAGATCGCTCTCGTATCGTCGGTGACCTCCGACACTACGGTTGTGCTCAAGCGCGGCCAGTTCGGCACCACGCCCGTGGCCCTCACCACCGGCTTCACTTTCCTGACCGCGCTCGGCACGGCATTCGGAGAAGGTTCGACCCGGCCTGCGTCGGTATCGAACAATCCGACCAAGTACACCAACTACTGCCAGATCTTCCGCACGAATTGGGCCGTTACCGGCACGGCGGATAAGACCTTTGCCCGCACCGGCGATGCCTATAAGAACGACCGGGAGAGGGCCACTTTCGCTCACGGCCGCGACATTGAGATGCAGTTCCTTTACGGGCTGGCATCCGAGGTTGTCGACCCGTCTCCCCAAGCTACCGGCAACCTGACCCGCACCACGGGCGGCCTGCGGAGCTTCATCACGTCGAACGTGACGATCTTCCAGTCGTCGACCGGCATCACCACGTCGACGTTCATGGATGCGACGTATCCAATTTGGAATTGGGATACCCGCGCCGGCGATCAGCGCATCGCGTTCTGCGGCAACGGCTTCCTCAATTCGCTGAACAAACTGGCCAAGACCGACAGCGTCATTAATCAGGAAGGTGTCGTCAAGATGTTCGGGATGAACCTCAACGTGTGGACGCTGCCGCAGGGGCAGATCGGGTTCAAGACCCACCCGCTCATGAACGTCCACGCGCAATATACGAACTCCGCCTTCATCCTCGATCCCACGGTCCTGAAGTACCGCTTCCTCCGCGACACCAAGCTGATGGAGGATCAACAGGACAAGGGCACCGACTCGATCATCGACGGCTGGCTCACCGAGTGCGGACTCGAGGTGCTCGCCGAGGAAACCTGCGCCTATATCGGCAATATGGTGGTCATCTAACTCGAAGCCGGGAGACAATCCGCGTGATCTCAGCCAAAGTGTTGGTCGGGTTTCCCACCACAGGCCACTGGAGCGATCAATTTGGGATGGCCATGTGCAATATGCTCACCCAGACGATGCGCCACGAGCCTCAAATCGAGATGGCGGTCTTGAACCACAAGACCTCCATGCTGTGGGCAGCCCGCCAGCACTTCGGCGAGATGGCGCTCAAGTATTCCTTCACGCACTTACTGTTCATCGACACCGATCAATCGTTTCCCGCCAGCGTTGTCGCGCGGCTGCTCACTCACCAGCGGGCAGTCGTCGCGTGCAACATCGCTACCAAAGTCGACCCGCCGATGGAGACCGCCTGCCAAGGGATCGACGAAGCGGGCAAGCTCATCCCGTGCGAGCGGACCACCGGACTCGAGAAGGTCTGGCGCGTCGGCACGGGCGTGATGATGATCAAGGCTACGGTGTTCCATGACATCAGGAAGCCGTGGTTCCCGGTGAAGTGGATCGAGTCCGAACAGAGGTGGCAGGGGGAAGACTGGGGCTTCTGCGAGAAGCTCGAAAAAGCAGGCATCCCCATCTGGGTCGATCACGACACTTCCGCACTGGTCGGCCATTGGGGCAACAAGATGTATTCCCTCCCGCGGTACGAGGAACATAGAGTGGACAATACCACGGTCATTTACGAAGGGCGCGCTACCGAGGAGATAACCAACCATGGGGCTTGAAACAGGCACGGGCATCGGGGATTTGGTCCCCGCCAATCCGCTCTCGACCGACGCCGTCTCGGCGGGCGACGACCACATCCGCCTCATCAAGACGGTGATGCAGTCGATTACCTTCCTGACGGGCATCCGGGAGTACACCATTTCAGGAACATGGAACCGTCCAGCGAACGTGAAGAAAATCCTCATTTATTGCCTCGGCGGCGGGGGCGGCGGGAATGGCGGCACGATAGACGCCTACTCGGGAGGAAGTGGTTCGAGCGGGGCGGTTGCCATCAAGCTACTCGATGTCTCCGCTATCGCCAGCGCCACGGTCACCATCGGGGCCGGCGGCATAGGAGGGACGGCGCCGGCGGGATTAGGCTCGCCGGGGGAAGACACCACCTTCACCACGGCCGGACCGGTCACGCAATGCCAGGCCAAGGGCGGTATTAACGGAGGGATCGCTCACTATCCTGGGGGCGTTCACGCCAGGAATATCAGCACCGGGGACATTATTTTCCCTGGCCATTTCGGCATGTTCGGAGATCCTTCCCAGTCCGGCTCGGCGAGCTTCGGCGGTCAGGGCGGCGGGAACGGCGGGTTCTCGGCCGGCGATGCTTCCCCCAACAGCGGCGGCGGCGGCGGGGGCGGTTTCGTCGGCGATGCCAGCTCGGCTCCCGGAGGAGCCGGAGGTTCCGGCTACTGCATCGTCATGGAGTACGGGTGGTAAGCCATGACACTCGATGACATGACCGCTCTTCTCGCCGGTCGGCTGGGGCAGCGCTCCGACATCAACCAGATGATCTATCGGGAGATTCAGCAGGCGCAGCGGGCGCTCGAAAAGACGCCGCCCTATCCCTGGTTTTTGCAGGCAGTGGCCACCGTCGATTCCGACGCCACGACACAAATCTTGCCGGATGATTTCATCGAATTGATCGAGGACATCATCTATATCCGCAAGCCCACCAATAGTACGGAGTATTACAACCGCTCCTTCCTGGTCTACGGTGCTTACTTAGAGCACGTCACCATGGAACCTGGCTTCGGCGTACCCAAAAATTTCTATATCATTGGTTCCTTCGTGGGTATGACCCCCGCTCCCGATCAGAGTTACACGTTTGACATTCCTTACTACAAACGGGATGTCCCGCTCACGAACGGATCGAGCGAGAACCTCTGGAGCACCAAAGCCGAAGACCTCCTGGTCGCCGAAGCCGGATGGCATGTGGCGCGCAACATCCGCGATAACGAGGCGGCCACGCTGTTTGGGCAGGACCGTGCCGAAGCCCGGCGCCGTATTGCCCAGGAGACCACCTCGCGCCTCGAGTCCATGCGCCGCGCCGTCATCGGTTCGGGCGAAGACGCCCTGCTCGGGCAAGTTCACTGGGAGGCCGGTCATCAATGATCGTCCCCGTCCAATTCGTCGGCAAGACCGGGCTCATCATCGACCAGCCCCCCTACGACCTGCCGCCCGCCTTTTGGAACGATTGCCGCAACGTGCAATTCGAACTCGGCGGCGTCCAGCGGGCGCCCTCCTGGCACACCGTGACTGATGCCGGCGGCTCGCCCATCCCCTATGGCCTCTTCTACGTCCACAGCCTGATCGGCAGGTTCTGGGTCTACACGAGCCTTCAACAGGTGATGGCTCTCTCGGGCGATACCGTCACCGATATCACCCGCCTTGCCGGCCCTTATACCGGAACGGCGCAAGACTTCTGGAACGGCGGCATGTTCAACGACCACCTGATCCTGAACAACGGCGTTGACGTGCCCCAGAACTGGGATCTGCCGAGCGCGGCGTCTGATCTGGCCGACCTCTCCAACTGGCCCGCCACGCACCGCGCCAAGGTGATCGCGCCTTTCAAGGAATTCCTGGTGGCTCTCGATGTGACGATCTCAGGTGAACGCGACGATCGCCTCGTCATGTGGTCGCACCCGGCCGATCCGTTGGGAATCCCGCCCTCCTGGGATGTAGCTGACGAGACACTCGATGCCGGGCAGGTTTCGCTTTCAGAAGGCGAAGACCGCATCATCGACGGCATGCAGGTCGGCAACCAGTTCATGATCATGACCGGGAGCCAAACGTGGGCGATGACCTTCATTGGCGGCCAGGACATCATGGCCTTCCGCCGGGTGTTCTCGGAGATCGGCACGCTCGCGCAGGGCTGCGCGGCCACCTTCCTCAACAAAGTCTTCCAAGTGACCGGCGACGACTTCGTCATCCACGACCTGCAAAGCGTGACGAGTATAGGCTACGACCGGACCAAGCGCTGGTTCTTCTCGCAACTGACTCCTGCCTCCTATGACAAGGTGCGCGTGGTGCGGAAGATGACCGCCAAGGAGATCTGGATCACCTTTTCCTCCGGCGGCACCGCGGTCAATAACCTCGCCCTGGTCTGGAACTGGCAATTCGACACCTGGACGATCCGCGACATCGAAGACAACTACCACGCCATCTCGTCCGGTCCGACTTCGCTGACCGGCAGCGCCAGTACCTGGGCTACGGTGGTGGGCGACTGGCCCGCGCAAGACCCCACTACCTGGGAAAGCAATACCTACGAGCGCTCGGTCGAGGGGCTTGCCCTGATGAGTACGGAGTTGGTGCTCCGGGTGAATGGGGACAAGGTGGACATGGATGACGCCTCGCCCAACTGGGTCGAGCGCATCGGCGTGGCGGTGAAGGGCACCTCGCGCGGCGAGATCGTGATCGACCACGGGCACCTGGCGGTGATGCGCGAGATTTGGCCCAAGTTCGTGTGCGACGACGGAATCACCTTCTCGATTGCCATCGGGTTCTCGATGGGCCGCAAGGCTCCGGTCTCGTGGCAGCCCGCGCAGAACTTCACGCAGGGGACGACCGTGAAGCTCGGCTTCTTCGGCACGTTCCGCTATCTGGCCTACCGCGTCGAGTGCTTCGAGGTGGGCGCCAACTGGAAGCTCATCGGCTTCGACTTAGATCTGGAGCCGACGGCGAGGCTATGACATGCCCTTAGACCGTCCGCTCCCCGACGATACGCGCGAGGCGCTCAAGATGCTCTGGAGCGTCACCGAGGAGCAGTTGATCGACATCAACCGGCACCGCGATTCGCTCCACAAGATCTGGCATGTGGCGCCGGGGAAACCCCGCGAGGGCATGCTCGTCTATGCCGACGGCACCGACTGGAATCCGGGGAGCGGGGCGGGCTATTACGTCTATTACGCCGGCGCGTGGCACGCGATGAGCAGCGGCGGGGGAGGCGGCGGCGGGATCACCCTGGTTCAGGACGAGGGCGTGGCGCTCCCGGTTCAGAGCACACTGAATTTCGTGGGGGCTGGTGTCACCGCGACCAATGACGCGGGCGGCAGCCGCACCACCGTTACGATCACCGGGGGCGGAGCCGGTAGCGTTACGAGCGTCTTCACGCGCACCGGTGCAGTCGTAGCCGCAACCGGAGACTACACCGCAGCTCAGGTAACAAATGCGGTGTCGACGTTGGGCAGTTATGCTGACCCGGCCTGGATCACGAGTCTGGCATATGCCAAGATCACTGGCGCACCCACCATCGGCTCGATCCAAACGCCATGGTTGCAGAACATCAACGCCGCTGGGTTCAACCTCACCGGCACGGGCAGTGTCGGCATCGGCACCAGCACTGTTAGTTCGGGCAAGTTGACTGTCGAGGCGGCCGCCAACCGGGTGCTCATCGTGCGCGGCGACCCTGCGTCGTTTGGTCTTCCGGCGGGACTGCTCGGCCCAATCCTTCATGGCACCGATTCTGCTCAGTCAGCTTTAGAGCCGATTACGCTTTATGCCGCGACCGTGAATTTAATGGGAGGCAATGTCGGCATCGACACAACGACTCCCGGCGCCAAGGTCTCGACCGGGACGAGTCTGGCCACCGTCAAAGTCGCCACCTACGATGCGGGGGACGGCACTGCCATCGGCATAGGAACGCAGTCCGGGGTACTCACCTTTACAGCTAGCGCCGCAATCACTTCCGGCCTGGCGCATATGACGTTGGGAGCGAATGGCCATCTCGGCATAGGCATCGGCAACGCACAGGCGCCGCACCGGCTGACCGTCATTCCATCCACTACCCCGAACACGCCGGCGCTCGCCTCCCAGCAGGTGGCCATCGGGGAGGCCACCAATAATCCCAGCTACCGGATGACCTTGGGCTATGGTAATTTTTCAGGCCAGCCTGGATACGTCGGCTGCATCCAGACATGGGATAGCGGGGTGGGAGGTCCATTGTTCCTGAACGCCTCCGGCGGCGGGGTGTACATTGGCAGCAGTCAGGATGTGTCAGCCTCCCTGCCCAATGGCTGCCTGACTTTGTATCTGAGGCAGACGGATAACCAGCTTTTCCTCTATATCAGAAGGACGGATGGTACTTTGAGGACCGTCCAACTTACCACCACATAGGAAGAAACCGTATGACTTACGAAGAGAGCGCCGCCTTGATTGAGGCGGCTTTGTGATAATTCGCGCGCGACCGCTGGTTTTTACATTCCCGGCAGACGCGAGATCCGGCTCTGTTGATGCTGGTGTTTGCTTCGTCGTAAGCATGGCCCTTTGGGCAATGAGTCTTGTCTCGGTTAAAAGGCCCACCCTGCCAATTCTGGTGGCGTCGATAGTGTTGCTGTGCGCAGGTTCTACAAATGCGTTGAGTGCCATACCAGCGAGTATTTTCCCCGATAAGCTCATGGCCATGAACGCAGTGAGTCCGTTCACTCCGGTAGCCACGGCGCATGTTCTCTTTGTGAGTAACTGGCTCCAAATGAGCAGGGTTCACACAAGCGCGGTTTCGGCAGAGGTGGTCGAGTTCAAGGCCTTTCGGGACAGCGCTGACGAGATACTCGTACACCAGCCGGTGTGCCCTATGGGTTTTCTTTTGCCAGTGGCAAATACCGTAACCAGTGGATTTGATATATCCGGTCCAGAGCCAACAGTGATCCGGCTGTCGATTTGGGACGTATTTATCCAGCAGATCAAGGATAGAATCGGTTTGGGACATTCAGGAAATCTCAACTTTCCAGGGTGTCTGAGCGGGTGGATGTTTGCGCGTCCACTCGCTCTACAGCAGGAGTCATTATGACATACGCAGAGAGCAGTGAATTGATGCAAAATAGCGAATTCCGGGGTCGCTGCAAAGTGGCAGTTTTAAAATATGCTGACTCGATAATGATCGAGGCAACCAGTACCCCAGCCCATCAAACGCGCCAGAAATGGGCTGTGCAAACCTTCCAGGCTCCCGACATGGTGGCGGCACAGGTTCAGCCTCCCGTGGTGATGGACCCGGCGATTCAGCAGGATGGAGCAGCAGTCTCCGACGCAGCGTTACAGGGCGCAGTCGAGGCCGTCATAAACAAATTGATGTGAACGATATGCAAAGTCTTGATCTTAAGTTCTACCAGCGCGTGTATCTTTGGAGCACCGTGGGAAACCACAGTGCGGCGAACCTGAAGGAAGCCGCGGTGTTCCTGCGGTTGATCGAGAAGCTGCGCCTCAGCGATGCCGAGCAGCGGGAGAGCGAGTTTACTGCGGTGGGAGACAAATATCTGTGGAAGCCAATCAGTCCGGAGTACGGTTCGAGGACGATTGAACTCGAGGACGAGGAGGCCAAAGCTCTAGCCGCCGTGATCGAGGTGGCCCCCCTCAGAGTGAACGACGCGGTGTGGCTCGAGCCGCTCGTTAAGCAGATCACCGAGACTGCTTCGTTGGAAAAGATATGGAAACAGCAGCCGTAGAACTCGAAGCCCCACCGGTCGCCGCTACGCAGCTTGCCCCGCGCAAGTTGCAGGTTACCCGCATCGCTGCCGATATGGCGATCGAGCCTGCAGTGTGGGTGAGGTTGACTCCGTATCTTCAAGAGGCGCTGCGCTATTGCCACGGGGAATTGAGCGAGAGTTCCATCAAGGCGCTCGTGGCTGCTGATCGGCAACAAATTTGGGTAGCTCTTGCGGGTGACGGTGCGGAGTTACTTGGCGTGATATTGACGGAACTTTCGGAATATCCCTGCATGCGGGTGCTTCGCATCGTCCTGCTCCAGGGCATCCACTTCAAGGATTGGTCGGGCCACGCCCGAGTCGCCCTCGAGATCTTCGCGCGGGAGCAGGGCGCATCTCGGCTCGAGGCTTCCGGACGCAAAGGACTGGCGCGATTACTCGCCCCTCTGGGGTTCGAGGTCGCCTATACGACATTGATCATGGAGGTAAAGCAGCATGGGAAAGAGCGCAGGCGGCAACGTCTCGACGTCGACTAGTAGCTACCCGCAGTGGCAGCAACCTGCGGTCAAAAACTTTATCGACGAGAGCACGAGGCTCTATGGTCAGGGTGGACCCAAACTTAGCCCTGAGCCTCGCGTTGCTGATTTCAATCAGGACGAGCTTGCCGCGCAGAAGCAGCTCGGTGCCGCGGTCACGCCGGCGCAGTACCTCGCCGAGCTCGGGACGAAGTCAGCGGAATTCAACCTCGGCGCGGGGCGCGATCCGGCGACCAATCCGTACCTGAAGAACGCGATCTCGGCGGCGGTGGCACCCATCGGCGATCAGCTTCTGACGCGGGCGCTGCCGGCCATCCGGCACCAGGGGATTGCGTCGGGCGGCTACGGCGGCTCGCGGCAATCGATCGGGGAGGCGCAGGCGGTGCGGGATGCCGAGCGCGTGGCTGGGGAAGTGTCGTCTGGTCTGGCGAACCAGGGCTATCTGTCGGCTCAGCAGCAGGCGATGCAGACCATGCAGCAGCTGCCGCAGTTGCAGGCGAATCTGACGGCGCCGGGGCAGATCACGGGTGCGGTGGGCGCGCAGATCCGGGCGCAGGAGGAAGCGCAGAGGAATGAGAATGCCAACCGGTATGAGTATGAGCAGCGGTTGCCGTATGAGAACCTGCTGAACTATGGGAATCTCATTCGTCAGCCGTTCGGGGCCGAGGCGCAGTCAGAAGTGAAGGTGCCGCAGCCGAGTACGGCGTCAGCCATCATCGGCGCCGGGCTGAGTATTCCGGCTCTGCTTCAGATCATCGAACAGATACGTAAGCAGGGAACCACCGCCGGGACGCCGCCGATT